TTCCTCAACAAGGCATACTTAAGAGTTGAGCTTGATAAAGGGGCAGTTCAGGCGTGGACTAGGAAGATCATTCTTCGGGAGCAAACACGGGGACCTGTAGAGACCATAGGATGGATTAAATCCGTCCGACTGGCCTGTACTAGGTACCTGTGCGGGCAACCGTTGAGTGATTCTCCTGGAAATGGGGTTCAACTCGACAAAGATGGTCTACCGCACGCTGCAGTATTCCCTCTAGTTGAGTTGTTCCGGTTACGAGATCCGCCCAGCGTTCGCTTGGGTCTAACCTATTTGGGTTATTCCCGTTTGATCGCTGGTTGGAAAACTCCCGACCTAGACCCTATCACTCTCCCGGCGAATATCAAAGACTGCTCAGTATTGAGCAGAGATATCGTCGGCATTGTGAAAGATCTAGGTTGGAAGATAGACGTTCCCCCCTGGGAACGGCCTCACGTAACAACCAAATCTGGTCCGAACGCCCAGGCTCTGATCGGTTCCATCGAGGATGCGTTTCTCCTCTCCGACTCTCAGATTAGTAACCTGAAAGTCTGTGGAGGGGATACACTCATCCAAGCGATTGAGACCGTCAAATCCATCTCGCTCTTTACTTGGTTAAGTAAGGTGTCGCTTAAGGCCAAAAACCGAAAGCGGCGCCTGTCCTTAATCAAGGATAAAGAGGCTAAGATGAGAGTTGTTGCCATCCTTGACTATTGGACACAGACGTGCTTTGAGCCTCTCCATAAAGCGGAATTCCGTTTATTGAAGAGCCTCAGGCCCGACTGTACCTTTAATCAAGGTGGTTTCAGAACCAAACTACCTCGGTCAGGGCCGTATTACTCGATGGACCTAACCGCAGCGACGGACCGTCTTCCTGTAGAAATACAAGAAAAGGTCTTAGCTGAATTAGTATCCATTGAATATGCGGCCGCATGGCGTTCGTTGCTGTGTGACCACCCGTTTCCGCTCACATGGGCCCCTGGCTCCGTAGTCTACGGAGCTGGGCAGCCTATGGGGGCGTATTCGAGTTGGACCACATTCGCAATCGTTCACCATGCGATCGTCCGTCTCGCTGCGAAGCGAGCAACCTTGCCAATTACTTGGCAGGGGTACGTACTCCTAGGCGATGACATCGTCCTTACAGACGATCGAGTCGCTGTGGAGTATCGGAAGATTATGGCCGATTTAGGTGTATCTATCTCTGAAACGAAGACACACGTGTCCGAAAACACGTACGAATTCGCTAAGAGGTGGATTCACAATGGACTGGAAGTGACCGGAGCGCCTCTAGGCTCTCTGTTCGAGGCAATGCGATTTCATAAGTCTCACGTGGATTCGGAACTTCCCACAAAGTTCCTACGTCATGTGAGTTACTATGAAGTCGCAACCTGGTTCAGAGAGGTAGAGGCCCGATGGTTACCGAGATCTCACACCTTGGTATCCCAGGGCTTGTTGGCTGATTTCTTCCAGGTTCTCGGACGTGGGTCCCTCTCGGGACGCCTCGCTTTGAAAGCCTGGAAGTTCTTCCTCTTGCCGTCTCGCGACGATACAAGGCTCCTAAGACGCATAAAGTGCGATTTACTCGGCTCTATGGTCTTGGGAGGCATCCTAGGTTGTTCTCATTTCAAGAAAAGTGCAAACTTTGTTGGCATTTACTTGAATGAGTGCAAAGCTAGGGTGCTGGAAGAAGCCATCAAGCGCCAAATGCACGATCTCAGTAGGTTCCAGTTGGAACTGCAGAGGTTCGTAGATTTGGTGCCTGAAGGGTTTGATGCCCAATCGCTACTGTTCTCCTTGCCTCCTTTTGGAGTCCTGCGAAGAAATATCGCAGAGCTCCAGCTGGAGTTTGATAAAGCACATTCGGTTCGGGACTCTGACGACCTTATGCAATGGTTGCATTTGGACGTTCAGTTGTTCCTAGACCCGTTTGCGACTTTATCAACAAGGAAAAACAAGACCATCGCTAGTTCAAAAGCAACCATCCTCAACTTCCTTACCGCCATGTGCGCTGGGATAGCTAAGATGCGTGCGATAGCGGTCACTGATATCAGCCTTGAACAGCTGATTGAAGTGATCAACCATCACAACGTCTTACCTACCCGGGGCGACAGACGGAAAAGGAAGGAACGTAAAAAGATCGGCGGGAAAAACCGTCGGTCGAAACCTAAGGCTTAGCCTGCGATCTGATTACGAACAAACAACAAAACCGGTTTGTTTTTAGTCAGTGACCAAAGAGCCAGTTAGGTTGGTATTGAAGATGGGGGTGATTCTCGTCCTTGGATATCTAAGCCACTGCGTGGGGTATTTGGTAAATCCCACGCACGGTAAGAGTCCTTGGAGTGCGAAGTCGCCCGCTCTTGGCTAGCGCCACTTTTGGAACAGTTGATTTCTCAACCGATCCGGACTGAAGCGTTTTCGGAGGTCCATTTCTGGATTAACCTTAACGGCTCAGCCTTAAGTGGTGGCCTCCTTCTCGAGAACCCCTCGAAGGAAACTTCGAGGGGACCCTAGGGACCTTAACAGACGACGTCTGTCAGAGGTATCCCAGGGGGGGTTTCGAGAAGAGTAGCTCCG